GCAAACAGCTTGTAGACCCGCGCGTCGTCCTGTGCAAGACCACGATCACAGAGGAAGCGGGATAAGGCGGGACAAAATGGGCCTCGATGGGATTTTGTCAATGAAATCAGGGCTTTAGGGTGCTTTTGGGCCAGGTGGTTGGCACTATGAGCAGGCCAAGATAATTTTGGCCGATTGATTCTTTTGGGCGGCAGCCCTCGGGCGGTAGGTAAGGGTCTGCTGGTATGAATGCAGGCTCCGCAGCTGGGCCGGTGGTGATGGCCTTAATACGGGCTAAATAGGCCTTTAACGCCCCTGTGCTCACGTCATAGTGGCCCTCACGGGCTTCTGCTGCGGTAAAGGCAGTTGTCGCGGGCAACAGGCTGGATGGCATGGGCTGGATTCTAGGCGTTGAAACTGCGAAGTGCGACGGTCGCGTCGGAGTTAGCTACCAATGGAGCGGGTTTTTAAGTCCGACGCCGTTTTGGACTTATACATGGGCTTCTTGCCTGTGGATAAGTCGGCAACGTCAGCTTTTTCAGCCGCCTCAAATAGCTGGGGTTGGTTTTTGGCTCTGGCTGCTGCCAGGCAGCGCTTGTACACCTGGTAGACCCGCACGTAGCTGATGCCCAGCTCCTTTGCCAGCTCGTGGGCGTTGCCGCGCTGCATGCGCTCGTAGATCATCAAGTCGCGCTTGCTTAGCTTGTACTGGGCGTCGCTGACCATGTAGATGTTTTGGCCGTTCCAGTGGGTGCAAATGAAGTCGGCCAGGTCGTTGCCCAACTCAAGGGCTTGCTCTTCAGTGATGCCCAGCCCCGCCAGCTTTTCCAGGGCGAATTTGGCGCTTTGCTCGGCCAGGTCTGCCAGCAGTTCGTGGCGGCGTTTGTCGGCGTTGGTTTCTACCAGATCAGTGCTCATTTTGTGGGTGCTCCTTTGCGGTTTTGCTCGACGCTCAAAGCCTGCGATATCTTGGTCAGATCACGCAGGTGGCACCACTCAAAAAACTGCGGTGCTTCAGTGCCCAGCATCTGTTTGGCGATGCCGTCTGCGTATTCGTCTGGCTTGCGGTCTAGGCTGATCAATTGGGCGCGAATGCGGCGCACCAGGGGCGCTGCATCGACTGACGGTGTGGGCCTGGCTGGGCGCTTGGTTTTGGTGGCTGCCTTGGGCATAAAACCGAGCGTTAGGAAGTAGGCCAGGACGCGCTCGCGGCCTGGATGATCTAGGTCTTTTGAACTGCTCACCCCGCCCTTGCTGATCAGGATGGCGCGATAGTCCTCGTCGGTCAGGTTGAGCTGCTTTTTGGCGATGTGAATTTTGATCATCGCGCTGTTTTTGTGGTCGCGGGCTAGGTTGCTCATGCAGCACCTCTAAAAGGTACTGGTTTGACTTGAACAACATCACCGTATCTGCAAATTTCGTAGTCATCAAATTTAACGCCGTACGGCCACCTGACTTTGGCCAGTATGGCCTTGCGTTTGTCCCATTTTTTCTGCCATTCATCCACGTCGTTTTCATGCAAGTCTGGAAGGCGATCGACCAGTCGTTCAATGAATTCGTTGATCTTGTTTTTGCAGGCGTTGGCCGTGGCCTCGTCAGGGCAGATCAAACGGGGCTCCTCTGACCGTTCATCGCGCTCGCCTGGCGTATAGACCAGCCACATTTGCTTGGGTGTTTTCATAGCCCAGTCACCTCTTTAACAATTCGCTGGTACCGCGCTTCGATGGCGGGTTCAATCAACCACTTCCAGATGCCGATAAAGCTGCTGAGCGTGAAGCCAATTTGCTGGATGAACATGAACTGGTGGCCTTGATGCCAGGCGAAGGCCAGCCAGCCTGCATTGCTGCCCAGGAAGGCGACAAAGCCCCAGCCTGCCCAGCGGCCTTTGGTGGCCAGCAGCAGCGTGCCTGTGAGGCCGCACAAGGCTGCGATTAATTCGATGAGGTTCATGTCAGCAGCCCCTGTTGCGCAGCACCGCTTACACCGTGATTCAGCTCGGCCTGGCTGCCAGCGCGGTGGCCGACAAAGAAGTCGTTGGGCGTGACGTTACGCCCCTTGGTGCGGTCGGCAGCTTGACCTGATGTAGCGCCGGGCCATTTGGCCGCTTTGAATTGCTCAATCAGCAGCGTGTTTTTCTCAGGCTGTGCAAAGCTTTCCAGCTTGCTCGAAACGCCACGAACCCAACCCATCGCATACAGGTCACCGCGTGCAGTCAGCGTGATTGGTTTGCAGCGCGCTGGCTGAGCGCGGATGTGGGCCAGCCGCCCCTTGGCGCATTGGCGTGACAGCACGTCCCAGGCGTAGCCAGCAATCTCGGGTGCGCTGAGCAGGCCATAGAACACAACCGCATGCTTGTAGACCACACGGTTTGACAGCAGTCGCCCGCCGTCTCGCGTCCAAAGCACCGAGCAGCCAAACGCGGTGGCAATGATGTTGCCAAGAGCAACTTCCCACTTGGGGCCGCTGTTGGTGCGGGTTGAGCATTCTTTGGTGTTGATGTCAGCCAGGGCAACGTCTTCAGGGGTCAGCATGTGCTCTGCCATCAGAGCCTGCGCCTGCCGCATGGCAATGCCTGCCTCATTGGCGTTGCTGCTTTTGCTGAGAGCCAAGCATTTTTTGATTTTGGCTAGCGCCTGGTCGCGGTTCATAGACCAACCCAGTCAATCAAAAACCCACTAAAAACATCATGGCCGCAGCCGCTGTGGTTTGCTGGAACTTTGTAGGTGGTCTCAAACCACTTGACCATTTCCCTGGCGCTGTCAAAGCCGTCAGTAATCGCCAAGCTGGCGGCTTCCTTAACTGTGAGCTGATGGCTAGCGAGTTTGATGCGTGCCTCGCCGTTGTCTTTGTAGCCAATGACGATGGGCGTGCAGGCGATGATCAAGGACTGGCCCAGGCGTTTGCAGGCTTTGGTGCGCATGCCTGTGAACAGGTAAGCCATAGTGCCCACCTTGGCTTCACGGCTGCGAATGGTGCTGCGTTTTGTGCCACTCAATATCAGCGGCGCAAAGCGGTTTTGGAAGTTGAAAGCTGGCATGTTTAACTTGCTTCAACCGGCGCAGCAGCGCGGAGTTGGTCACGCTCTAGGCGTTCGAGTAAACCAGCCGTGTCTTCCAAAAAGTAGGCCAGCTTTAGTGCCTGTTTTTTTGTCAATAGAAATCCAGTTTCTAACGGCTGCCCACCTTGTATCGTTAGGTCACCGTCGCTGTGCAGTGACACCAAAAATTCATCATCTTCTTCGGTAATACCTTCTTCATGGCAGGGCTCGACTTCTGGTTGCTTTGGGGCTGCTTTTTTAGCGGGCTTTACCTGCTGAGTGCCAGCGCCGAGATTCCAAAAGGTTAGAGGTCCATTGCGCTCAGAAAAAAGAAGGCCATGCGTCACGGCTGTCTTCATGTTTGCCCGGACATCCGAGCTGGCAATCTTTAACTCAGCGGCCAATGTCGAGGTGGACAGTGGTCCAGTGACTTTTAGCAGTTCAATTGCTTTTGCAATGTAGCTGCCTGGTTTCGGTGTGTAGCTCATGAATAAAACTCCTTTAAATACGGTTTAAAAAGTGGCAGCGCCTGAACCGAAAGGTGAAGCCCAGCGCTGCCTGAGGTGGTTGTTTGGCTATGCGGCCTTTCGGCCCTGCCTTGGGACACTCAACCCCTTGTCCCGCCGTCCTGTTGGCCCTCCGGCCTTCGCGCCCAATGTCGGACGGCGCGCGTTCGTGGCGTTGATCAGTGGATGTGTTTGACCTCTGCGGCCACCGCTTGCACGGCAGCTACCCAACACAACTGCACTTCAGCATTCAGCAAAAGCCACTCAGGAGGTGGGTTCAAAAAAAGTCGTGGATTGGCTGCATGCTGATTGACTGCGCTTTTGCAGTAGGCGGCGTAAGCCACGCGGGCCAGTTGGTTGTATGACTTCACGCTGGCTCCTTTGCCTGAGTTCCGGGCACGTCAGGCTGGTGCAGGCTGCACACGCCGAAGGCCTGTACGTAAAAGCCGCCACGCCCGCACTGCATGTGGTGCGCCAAGCGGTGTTGGCAGTTTTGGCAGGCTGGTCGCCGCCCAGGCATCAGGTAGTTTTGCTGCACCTTGGCCCGGTCAAAATTAACGCCGCTCACGCTGCCACCTCGTCTTCAGCGCCTTTGAGCAGTGCCTTGACCAGCTTGTCAACCTCGGCGGTTGCGTCTTTGGCGAAAGCGATATCGCCTGTGTCTTCAACCGTAACACCCAGCCGCTTCAGCTCGGCTGCGGTCAAGTTGGCCAGCGCGCCTTTGATGGGCTTTTCAGTGACTTTGACCAGCACGTCGAATTGGTCGGGGAAGTGCTTGCGCGCCAGCTTGACAACTTGCTCGTCGTCAGTCCAGTCGAGCTTGCCCGTGCCTTTTTGGAAGCCCAGCTTGATGCCGTGCAGCACGATGCTGCGGGGCTTTTCAAACAGGTGCGGTGCTGCGGCTACAGCGGCCAGCAGTTCGGCCTGGGCTTGCACTGTGGCTGCCACGCTGTTGCGTATGCCGCGCAGGTAGATGCCTTTGATGCGCTCCAGCTCGGTGTTCATGGCGGCAGCGCGGCTGCTTAGCAAGTCGCGCTCGCCGCGTAGCCGCTTGGCTGCGGCGGTGATGGTGTCTAAATTACTCATAGTTAAATTGCTCCTCGTGGGTTGCTGGGTCGGTTGATTCGGTGATTGATTGCGCGTTGGCGATGCCTGCCAGAACGCTATGGACGGATATCTTTTTCAGGCGGCTCACGGCTACCAGGCTGCTCATGGCGCGGGCGTGCAGGAAGTTGATCGTGTGGTCAAGGTCGGCCTGGCACTCGGCCAGAAAGTAGCCGTGCGTGGGGTGGGCACAAACCGGGTGGCCTTCCAGGCGCAGATCAGTGACCAGCTTGCGCACAGCCCGTTCCTGCGCGCCGGAGACGGTCAGCTCGCCATACACCTGCATGGCCAGCTCGCGCACGTGAATGCCCTTGGCCTGGCCCTTGTGGTGGCCCAGGGTGGCCAGGAGCTGGTCTGCGGTGATGGGTTGCATGGTTGGCTCCTTTAGTGAAGGTGGGTGTTGGCTGAGCTGGCTTGTTTAAATTCGCCAGCCTCAATCACGGCAGCTAAATTGCGCAGGTTCTTGACTGCCAACTCGGTGACACCTGGGAAGTCGTTTTGAACGACGGTGTTTAAAACCGCTCTGTAAAGAATGTCCAGGCCAACGTCGATATCTGTGCCTTCAAGTGCGCGGCAGATCTGGATTGACCTTTCCATGATTTGCTTTTGAAGCGGGCCATCTATCTGGCCTTCGTGAATAACTTCAACTTTCATACGAGTGCTCCGGTGTTGATTGACAGGCTGGGTGTTGCGCCTGGCAGCTGCTTGCAGCTAGAGGTAAAACCGTACTGCGCACGGCATTGAAATTCGCGGCGCTCTACAAAGCCGCCACCTGCCAGCGCGCTCAGGGCTTCGACCATCTCCAGCTCGGTGAAGGTCGGGCTCCAGTGCAGGCGCAGGTTGTTGGCTGTCCACCAGCCGCCCTCGCTGACCAGGCTGAGCCAGATGGCGCGTGCGTCTTGGGTGATTGCGTTGCCCATGTGCAGCCCCTTACTTCAAGACTTCGCCAACCGTGACGCAGCGCGGCACGTGGCAGGTGGGTAGCACGGCGTACTGATGGCCACGGTGGCCGTCTTCAGCGCGGCGAATCGCCAGGTAATTGCTGTTGGAAGCCGCCAACAAGGTGTTGCCGAGGGTGGACGGCTGGCGGTCGATCTTGGCCATGTCCTTCAACTCGCCACGCAGTTCTTTGGCTGTCCACCAGCCACCCTGGTTAAACATGACAAGCCATGCGGCGCGCAAGGTACGGGGGCTAGCGTTTCCTGCAAATGACATGGCTAGATGCCCCTCGGGCAAAGCTGGTGGCCAGCGGCCATGCCTTGCATGAAGGCGGTGTCCAGCTGGGCGTCAGTGGCGTGCATCTTGGCGATGACGGCCAGCGTGCCAGTCAAGATGGCAAATACCACCAAGGCAGCGACTATGACTTGCGCCAGCCACATGCCAGCGCGGGCCAGCTTGACGCTTAGCGGCGTGACGGTGGGCATGGCGTGCAGGGTGACCGTGATACGGTCGACGGTGCGGCGCATCATGACTGCACCAGCGTGAAGGTGGGCCTGCCCTGAAACAGCAGGTAGTCCAGGCGTGCGTCGTAAATGGCCAACTTGCGGTCAACCCCATAAAAGCGTTCGAGGCGGCGCGCACGCCGTTTGATCCAGCCCAGGCGGGAGGTCTTCATGATTGCAGCTCCTTTCGGTTCACGCAGGTTTTGCAGGCGCGGCCCAGGGCGGCGCGCAGCGGGTTGGTAAAGGCTTGTGGCAGTGCTTGGTTGTCCAGGCAGTTGCGCTTATTCAACGTGCCGTACACGGGGCACAGCACCGTGCTGCCCATGAACTCACCGCGTATGCGCTGGGCCATTTGATCGACCGAGCCGGGGTATTTGTCTTTGAGCAACATGCTGATAACTGCGCTGGTCACGTGCAGCTCGGCAGCAACTTTGACCTGCGAGCCAAAGCGCTCGACCTGGTGCTGTAGTACGGCCTTCACGTCTGGCGGCAGCACGCCAAATGCCTTGGGCTTGGCGGCTGGTTTACTTGATGGCATGGGTCACCTCCTGGACGGTTTGCAGCGTGATCAGCTCGCCTGTATTGCGGTCAAGCACGCACTTGACCTTGGTGATGGCCGGTGCGTGGGGCCCGGTGTTTTTAGCCAGCATGTAGCGCGCTGCGTTGCCCGCTGCGGGCTTGGCAGAACGCAGCGGCGTCAGGTAACCCGCCCGGTTTAAATACCGGATGTACATGCGCGCTGTCGTTTCACTGACCGGCGATTGCGGGTGGCTGGCGGTGAGTGCCAACTCTTTGGAGTCAAACGACTTCAGCACCTTCATGCAGCGCCACATGGCCAGGTTGCCAAGCCCGCTCAAGCTGGTGCCGGGCGCTTCGCCTGTTGATTTAACGAGCTTGTAAACCGTGCTTTTAAAGCGGCTTGAATTGGCCTGCGGGGCTTTGCCCTCAATGACCAATGCGCCTGCTGCTGCAAAGCTGCGCAGGTAGCGCGCCACATCTTGCTTGGGCACCAGCGGTACGCATGCGCCGTCGATGTCTTGCTCAATAAAGGGCTTTCCCTTTGCGCCCACAGTCCGCACCGTCTGCCAAACGATCTCACGCACCGTTTGCATGCCCGTCAGTGGCGTTTCTTTTGCGCCCTTGCTCATCGTGCCCCCTTGCGGCCAGGTGCGCCCAGCATGGCCAGCGTGGGCGTGCTGGTGGCGGCGCGTTTGCATTCCTCGCGTAGCGCCTTCAGCTCGGTGTACACGCGGCGGGCTACACCGTCAGACTTCACGACCAGGGCGTTGATCACGTCCTGGTTAAAGGTCAGCTCCGGCGCGTGGTGCTTGGCCAGCTTGGCCACGTCGTGTGCATCGCACTTGGCGGCTTCCTTCCACACCAGCACCCGGTCATGAAAGCGCTCGTGGCGGCTGAGCAGCTTACGCTTCAAGTCCTGCTCACCAATCAGCACAATCGGCACCGTGGTGTTGTCATGAATGGTGCGGATGAAGTCGATGGTCGACTTCTCGGCAATGTGGTCCACCTCGTCAATCACCAGCGGCCTGCCCAGCTGCTGGAGCCTGCGCACAATGTGCTCATACAGCGTAGCCACAGGCCACTGGGTTTTGCAGGCAATGCCCAGCTCCAGGCAGATCAGCTGCGCCAGCGTCTTGGTGCTGTCAAAGCTGCGCACGCTGACAAAGATGGCGTTTTTGCCCTGCGGGTGGGCCAGGTACATGGCGGCTTGGGTTTTGCCGTAGCCGGGTGGGCCAAACAGCACGGCCATGTGCGGTGCGCCTGCATCGTCAGCGTCGGTCACGGCCATCATGGCTTCTAGCGCAAACGCCACGTTGGTGAGCTTGGCGACCTGCTGGCCGGGTTGGTACAGGTCGAATTGATTGTCAGTTGCCTTTGTCATACACTTGCCTTTGTCTGAATCGTTGATTGCGTTTTGGATATCTCGGCCTGCTACTGTTTGCGCGGTGGCAGGCTTTTCTTTTGGTGGGTATGTGGGGTGGTTAACCTGTTGCGCTGCCCTCCATTGGGTCCACGCCCTCGTGCAGCTCGTGCCAGCTTTCAAACTCTTTGCTGCCCTGGTAGCTCGCGCTCCAGGCCAGCTCGCGCTGGGTGATGGCCTCAGCGCGCTGCTTGCGCGCTTCCAGCCGCACCCAGGCGCTGTAGCGGTGTGCCGGGCTGGACTTGGCCAGGTCAAGCACTGGGGCCGGTGTCGATGCATCGGGCGCTTCGTCAAACATCGCCCTGGCGTTGGCGCGGGCGGTGTCTTGGGCGGCTGTGTCAAAGCTGGCCAACAGGCTGTCAATGGCCGGTGTGGTGTGCTGCACGGTGCGCGGTGGCAGGCGGTGAACGTTGTCAGCCTGGTCTACGGCTGCGGCTTCGCGGTCGGCGTATATGGCCTGCACAGCCTGGCGCGTCAGGCCTTTTTTGGCTGACTTGCGCAGCTTGTCCAGCATCGGCTTGATGTTGGCTTTCTCAAGCGCCATCGAGCGTGCGGCCAGCTCGGCCCGGTTGATGCCCAGCATGCTGTGGTCAATGGCCTCGCAGATGTAGGAGCCGTCAAGCGCAAACACCTGCATGCGGCCCAGGTCAAGCGCGTCCTGGCGGCAGCGCACCGACTGGCCCACATACATGGCCAGCTCGGCGGCGCGGAACCAGCAACCCGGCATGGGTATGCCCTGCTTGGTCACCACTCGCGTGCCCTTGCCAGCAACAGCCATCAGGAAGATATCCAGCGCCCGGTCGTCCAGCCGCACCACGCGGGTGATGTACTGCTGGGCCATTTCATTCGGGCTGCAACCCAGCGTGCCGTGATTTTTGGCGTGGTATTCGTCGAGCCAGCCATTGATGATGTCTTGCAGCTGGCGCGCACCCATGTTCAGGTTAACTGCCCCAAGGCCAAAGCGCTGGGCAAAGCTCTTGGCGCTTTCAATGGCTTTGCGCTCAGCAACCGACTTGCCCACAAAGCCTTCCAGCATGGGGAACAGGTCATGCATCAGCGTGCCGATAAAGCGCTCAATGTAAGGCTTTTGCTCCGGGCTAAATGGTGTGCATAGCAAGTGCTCAATGCCCAGGCTGCTCAGTGCAAAGTCATAGTCCTGCGCGGTGTAGTCCTTGCCGTTGTCAGTTTTGACCTGCTCCGGTTTGCCCCAGTCTTGTATGCACAGCCGGGTCACGGCCTTCACGGCGTTGGCGTTGCTGGTGGGGGCCACCACCACCTTGGCGCGGCGTGTGAACACGTCGATGCAGGCAATGATGGCGTGGCGGCGCACCTCGCCCGTGCCCTGGTCAACCAGGTCAAAGGCCAGGTCAGCACGCTGCTGCGCGTCGCCCACCGTACTATCGAGTTGCCACTGCTGGTTAGGCCGGGTGATGCTGTCGCGCTGGCTGCCAAAGGCGCTGCGGTATTTGTTCTTGTAGCCGTCAGGGTTTTTAAACATCAGCAGCGCTGGCGCGTTGGTGGCTTTAAAGTCACGCAGCCACCGTTTGATGGTGCTGAGCGCTGGCGTGCGCTCTGCGCCAAGCTGCTGCGCCATCACGCGGGCCACCTGGCGGGCTGTCGGGTCATGCATTTCAGCCAGCGCAGCAATGAAGGTGTCGTGCAGCTCGTCGCACTGAGTTAAAGCGCTTTGCCCTTTGTCTTTGCGCGGCTTGCGCTCCAGCAGCGCCTCAACACCCTGTGTGCGCCATGCGCGATACCACTTGTCTAAAGTTTTTGCCGGGATGGTGGGGTAGGCCTGGCGCGTTGACGGGTGGGCTTCAATGTGGCCTGCTGCCCACACCTGCGCAAACTCCTGAATGGTCGGCCAGATGGCAGAGCCGCGCAGGGCGTGATACTTTTCAAATCGCTGAAACAAGTCCAGCTTGGGGTTGCGCTGCGGGTCAAAGCCACCTGACGATTCAAGTGCTATGCCGTACTTGGCCATGCTGGTGGCACAGGCCTGCACCTGCGCATTTTGTTTGGCCAACTTGCCTGCGGCGATGGCATCAGTGGCGGGCTTGACAAGGCCTGCGGCCTGGGCAGCCAGGGCTTGCTGTGTTTCAGGCGGCAGGTCAGTGCTGAGGTATTCAAACGATGCACCGCCGCGACCTTGTTTTGTGCGGCTTGCCCAGCCAGCTGTTTCGGCCCGCTTGAGTATATTGCGTGGTGTGCCTGGCAGGCCGGGCAGGCCTGCTAGTTGGGTTGCTGTTAGCCAGGTCATGCTTGACTCCGCTTGCGTGGCGCATCTGCAACGCCCCTGCGGTCAGCCATCCGGCGCTCTACGCCGTCCCATTTGGGCGCAGGAAGTGGCTTGTACTTACCTGGCCATATCTGGTCAGCCCTGCTGCCAAGCAGCTTGGCGATGCGGTCAGCCACTGGGCGTGAGACCACTTTCCCGTGGATGACGTTGCTGATCAACATCCTGGAGCGGCACATGGAGTCAGCCAGGGCTGACGGTGTGGTGCCTTTCATGCGGATTGAAGCTTTTATTTGTTCAGGATGCATTTAAGTGATAAGCTAATTTCAAAGTGAAACATTTCAAGTTGAAATGTATATTAATTTCAAATTGAAATTTGTCAACTCTTTTTTGCAATAAATATTCAAATGACCGTTGAGGCCGTACTGGAAAGATTGAGGGTTGCCTACCGTGCGCCGGACTTGGCGGGCGTAGCTATGTGCCTGGGGATGGACGAAATGACGTTCAGGGTTTGGCGTAGCCGCAAGAAAGTGCCGGACAGCATCCTGGTGAAGGTCAGCAAGGAGACTGGCCACGCGGTGAGCTGGCTAAGCGATGGTGATCTCAATGGCAATCAAATGGGCGTGCGCGAAGCCAGTCCAAATTTTTTTGCCGATAGAGCGAAACAAGTAAACCTAACGCCCGAGGAGAAGGCTTTGCTGGATAATTTCAGAGCCGCATCACGCGAAGGGCGGCTTGCAATTGCGGCAGCTAGCGCTGCGTTGGCGAAACCGAATTTAAAAGGAAGGAAGGCGGCATGAGGAACTATCTATGTGTATTGGCTTTGGTGGTGTTGGCAGGGTGTGGCAAAGAAGGTGTTGAGCTAGCACCTTTACCCAAAGAAACCGACACTGAACGGCAAGTGCGTGAGACCG